TGCGTCGGGTTCTTTCAACTCATTCAAAATCAAGATTTCCGACTCTAAGGCATAGCCAAATTGGCTGCTCATTGTGTCATTGTCCAGCAGGCCACGGTTTTTAAGGTGAGGGCCACACACGGCCCAAATGAAGGGCGCCCACATGGTATCTTTGCCGGACCCTTGGTCGCCCCCATGCAAAACGGCGTGATTGATTTTGATCTGCGGGTATTGCAGTTTGAAGGCCATCACGTTTAAGATATGGTCCAATTCGCGCTGATCGGGCACCAGCGTTTTGCAGTGATCCATCCATAGGGCCACATCACCAGCGGCCACCGCCGGCCGGGCATTGCGCCAGCGGTTGCCGAACAGGTCACCATCACGGGCCACAATGACCGATTCGCCGGCGGCGTAAGTGATGCCGACAAGGGCCTTCGCGCCGTACTTTTGGCGGTTCTCATCGAAGCACACGGACGCCTCAACCTTGGGGTTTTTGCCGTGAATAGAATTGCATTTGATGTGTCGGTACAAGGCGTTAAAGGTCTGGCGCGACACTTCGCGGCGATCTTGCATGTCAAAATAGGACTCGTCGTCTTGAATGTAGGCGAAGCGCTCATACCACTGCGCCTTCTCGATGCGGCCCAACTCTTTGCGCTCAACCTCGGCAATCACGGCGGCGGCGTCATCAGTGAACATGTCGCTGGGTTTCAGTTTGGCTAGAGCGGTATCCATGGCCAAGGTCAAAAGCTCTTCGCGAAGGCCCGGCGCATGCTTGGGGCCGCCATTTTCAGCAACCCACTGCAAAAACAGCGACGAGCCAAACTCGACGCAGTGACTGTGCAGGCAGCAGTATGCGCGGTTGGCGGGCATGTAGCGGCCCTCAGGGTTGCCGTCGGTGTGGTTGGCTGAATTGGGGCAGATTACGCCAGCCCAGCCTTCTTGGTTGGGTTTAGACAGCAGCAGGCCCTGACTGCTGAGCCACGCCATCACATCGTCAGCGCCATCGTCTGACAAGCGAATGGGCTTGAACCCAACAGAGTCAGCAGGCGCGGGCACCACATCTAAAGCGGCGCAGATTTGATCGAGCGTAAAGTCGCGCTCTGGGTGAAATTCCACCAACTTGGCGGCGAAGTTCTCACGCCCTGGCTTCAAGTTGATCGAGCCGGGCAGTCGGAAATTACGCACGGCATTGATTGCGCCCGCATCGGTGTAACCTGCATCCGCTATCGCTTTAATGGCCGCGCTGAAATCGCCCTTGGTGGGTTGCTCAGAGAAGGCGTAACCCCACTGGAACGAACCCTCAGACGTTTCGATCTTCCACGTTGGCTCAAGTGGCGGGATGGCCGCCTTGGTGCCCACGTCGTCCAGCACCATCACCAGCACATACTCACAGTTGGCAGCAGACGCAGAGACGTGGCCATCTTTGAAGCGGTCGATGATGAAGCTGGCGGTGTTGCCGTAGATCGCCCAGTCGGGTTTGATCTTGGCGGTTGGCAACATGGCCGGCCAAGTGCATTTGATCGCGCCATCTGCATGGAATTGCAGTTCTTTGCCAATGGGTTTCTGACGCACGATCAAAGCAGTCTCGCCTTCAGGAGCCAAGGAAATTAAAAATTCAAGAAAGTTCATTTGCCGTACCTTTTCATAGTTTCAACTTCAGCGTTAAGCGGCAAACCATCTGCCCATGCTGGCGCTGTACACATCACACGTTTTAATTTTTCAGCAGCGTCAGGGTCTGCCGTTTCAAGCACAATCTCGTCATGCACATGGAGCACAACGTCATCGAGTTGTCTGAGGGAATGTCTAAGTAGATCATTAGCGACCGCCTGAGTCACATTTTCACATGCCAAGCCTTTCCACAGACGGGCGCGTGGCCATTCTTTTGCATCTTGCGCTGGCTTCCATGCCGCTTTGGCATAACTGACGCCGTCTGATTCCAATTTGGCATAGGGATAGCACAAAATGCGCCCTGACGGTAGGGCATACCATAGGTGCTGGCCATCATATAAATATGTTATACGGCCAGCCTTAAATTCACGCCCCTTGTTTCTCATTGCTCGGGTATACGATTCCTCAAGTGCTGACCAATAAGGAACAGCCCACCCATTAGCACGCCGCCAACCGTCAACCATGCGTTTGGCGACAGGTTCAGGAAGACTGATCCCATAAGCCCGACCCATAGCAGCAAAGGCGCCGACACCGCCAGCAAAACCACAAGCAAGTTCTTGAACTTTTCCGATCTGTCGTTGGTCTTTGGTGACGTCATCAACGCGAATACCAAATGTTGCGGCTGCGTTGACTTTGTAAACGTCTTCGCCCGTTCTAAAAAGTTCAAGTTTGTTGTCCCCACGGCCAGACAGCCACGGGTTAACGCGGGCTTCGATGGCCGCCCAGTCTGCGACAACAAAGTGCTTGCCCCTGGCGGGTATGAGTGCGGGACGAAGCATTCCTTTGAGAACATCGGTAACGCGCTTTCCATACCGAGGCACGATTGAGTGTCCCCTAACCATAGCGTTGCGTACGGCATCGGGTTCTTCAGCGCACTTGCGTGTAAAGTTGTGGACTTGGGCGCCATACGAACTTGATCGACCAGTTGCTGAGCCTCCCGCAAATACGAACGCTCCGCGTACCCTCTGATCCTCCTCGTCCGCCAAACAGCTAAGTCGGTTGAACTTCGCCACCGAGGACGCCCAGAGGTCGTCTGCGCATTGGATAACTTCTTGGACGTCGGCTGGGACTTCATCGGGATTCTCCATCAATAAAAGGTTGGCTTGGACTGTCTTGTCGATGGAATATTTGCCGTCTTTTTCCATCAACTTCTTTGCTTCGTCACCCACGCGCTCAAGCACCCATTCACGCATGCGAGGGGAACGAACGCTGGTGATTGCACCGCCCGTGACTTCTTTGACAATTTCTTCAATCTCAATCAGTTCATCTGAAGCAAATTTGACCGCCGCTTGGCAAAGCGGCACATCGACCAACACGCCGCGATCATTGATTCGCTCGTTAACATGGTAGTCTTCTAATTCTTCTGCGCTAAGGCCACGCATGGCCTTGCTGATCGCACGCATGGCGCGCACGTCTTGCTCACAATACTGGATCATCTCGGCCATGAGTTCAGGCGAGTCTTTGAATGGCGGCACGCACATCAGGCGAATCAGTTGCGCGCCTCTGTGGTCTTTTTTCATAGACGCGCCAGCAAAGCGGCCAACATCCTCCAAACTGCCAGGCGCACAGTTGGCGCGGGCTTGTGTTGCAGTGCAATAAAACTGCTCCAACTTAAAGTTGATCTGCAACACGTACCAAAATATCAAGCGCTCGAACGCTGCGTTGTGCGCCCTGATCTGACCGGTGTAGTTGCGAACGCGCTCGGGGAAAGGTTGGTCGGGCGTCCATGTCGTGACTTCATCATCGTCAAAAGCGTAGGACATGCACAGCACATCGGTGCTGGCATCCTGAGCGTAGTTGTACACGCCCTTGGCGCGTAGGTCGCACGTACTGCGCGTTTCAAAATCTATGTAGAGCATAAAAAGGCGGGGGCTACGATTTGGGCTTCAATAAATCACAGAGGAAAACCAGAAAAAACTGCGAGTCACCATCCTCGAACGCTGGTTTAACAGCCCCCTATTTAATTAAGCACTACGACGACGGCGTGCAGGGGCTTTAGCAGCTTCCTGTTCGGCAGTTGGCCATGCTGGTTCATCGGCTTTAGGCGCTTCACCATCCATGCTCACCCATTCGACAACTTCAAACACTGGCGTGTAAATCTTGCCGTAGGATTTGTGGGCGTAATGGTCTTTCTTCAGACGCACGACTGGCACTGGCTTGGTCTGGTCTTTCTCGACCTGCTCGGCCAAGGCTACGGCCAAGGTCTGAACCGCACGCTTACCGCCCACTGACGTGGTGGTAAACCGCGCTTCCATTCCTTTGTCTTCGCCGCTGATGCACTTGAGAGACATACCGACTTGAGTTTCCCAACCCTTTTTGGCTTGAGGCGGTGCCTCATCCAATTCAGGCAGCGGGTTGCTCACGCTGGTCATTTTCTCACCCAACACTTCACCATCACCCCAAGCAATAAAGCCGTGGACAAATGAGAAAGGATTGACCGCCCAGATGGCATCGTCTTCGACTTCGGTTTGATCTGCACCGAAGACCCAATGGCCAGTTTTGTCCATCTTGAGAATGACAACACCGGCAGGGCCGACTTCGGCTTGGATCGAACGCAAAGCGCTAGACAAGGTTGAAACGGCAGGCAAATTTGCTTGAGAGAAGGTTACTAGACTTGACATGATTTTCCTTTACTGGATTTTAGAAAGGGCAACAGATAACTGTTTGCCCAAGAGCATCACTTCGGGGCGCGGATCATCCGTGCTTGCCAAAGTGTTACCTGAAGAAATGGCGACCACGAGGTCATCGGGTAGGCCGATCTTGCGTTTTTTCAACGCCTTTTCGGCCTTCGCGGGGGAGACGACAGAGGACTCCATTACTTCAGATTCTGTGAGGCCAAGCGAGAAAAGGGCAACTTTTGCCTTTTCCTCATCCGACCATGAACGGATGGCACGCTTGGCCACCAGTTTGTATTCAGGTAATTTTGCGCCAGACTCAAGCATCTGCAATGCAAGGGCGCGCAGGTCTTTGATCCATTCTTCAAGCATGTCAGCGTTTTTAAGGTAGGTGCTGATTTGAGGCGCGTCAAGACTGTCAATCTGCACCTTCAATGCGCGGTCAACTGCGCCGGTCATCTTGGGGCAAATAGGCTTGGCCGCACACCAACGGCAGTGGTCACCCACGGCCAACTTGGCATTTGGCTTTTCAGCTTGTTTGACTGCGTTGACCAACTCTTGTTCAAAGCGGGCGATGCGCGCTGGCGTTGTGACCCAGCGGCGAATTTCAGGCGGCTGGACGATAACCATTTCAATTTCATCAACGTCATTGAACGCCCACTGCGCTTCAGGCGTGCGCATGGCAGCGGCGGCGTAAAACATCAATTGGGGATTTTCTTCCACCTCGACCATAACGCCGTCACCGAATTTCCAATCAAGTACAACAGCGCGATTACCAATACGACCAATAAGGTCAGTAGACCCAAAAACGCCGTCAAGCAAGTCACCAAACCCGACGCGTGTCTCGGCCTCAATTTCCATAATTCGTTCTGGGTCGATTGCATCAAGCGCCTCCAGTGCTGGTTTGATTTTGTTGTCAATCAAGTCTTGCGTCAGAACTTGATCTTCATAGCGCGAACCAAGGTAATGCTCGGGGGCTTCGTCGCCCATGATGAGTTCGGCCATGACATTGTGTAGGAGTGTACCTTCGTCAGCGTATTTGCTTGAAGGTCTTGGCGGCATTTTCTGCACCAGCGCCACACTGCCTGGGCAGTTGATGACGCGCTTGGCTGTAGAGCCGCCAACGATATTTGAGTGTTGCACTTTATTGTCCTTTATTAAATTGAACTTGAATGTTAGCACAAAAAATAAAAGTGTGTTAAACTTTTTGACATGAAAGAAAAAGAAATTGAAGTTTATTTTGATTGGGCGGTGCAGCGCATTGGTGGCCGGACTTGGAAGTTTACTTCGCCCGGACGCAAAGGTGTAGCAGATCGCATTGCGTGTTTACCCGATGGCCAGACTTGGTTTGTGGAATTGAAAACCAAAGGCGGCAGATTGAGTGAACTGCAAAAACTATTTCAAACAGAGATGGCGTTGCTGGGTCAAAGTTACGCGTGTTTATGGACTAAGGAACATGTTGATGAGTGGATTATTAAAGTTCGGTAGCGTATGTAGCGGTATTGAAGCTGCATCTGTGGCTTGGCATCCGCTTGGATGGAAAGCGGCTTGGTTGTCAGAAATTGAGCCATTTCCTTGCGCTGTGCTAAAGCACCATTACCCTGACGTTCCCAACTATGGAGACATGACGTTATTGCCTACGCGCATAACTAGCGGTGAAGTTGAAGCGCCAGATTTATTTTGCGGTGGCACACCATGCCAAGCCTTTTCGGTGGCGGGGCTACGCAATTCGTTAGATGACGCCAGAGGAAACCTTTCATTAACTTTTTGTGAGATTGCAAATGCTATTGACAATAGAAGATCTGTTCGGGGAGAAAGTCCAAGTATTGTGTTCTGGGAGAACGTCCCTGGAGTCCTCAACACCAAAGATAACGCCTTCGGGTGTTTTTTGGGGGCACTTGCCGGGGAAGATGAAGCTCTCATCGCACCAGGGGGCAGATGGACAAACGCTGGTTTTATTGATGGCCCCCAAAGAGCAGTCGCGTGGCGAGTCCTTGACGCCCAATATTTCGGAGTGGCCCAACGACGCCGCCGTGTGTTCGTTGTCGCAAGTGCTAGAGACGACTTTGATCCCGCCTCGGTTCTTTTTGAGTTCGAAGGCGTGCGCAGGGATACTCCGCAGAGCAGAAAAGAGGGGGAAAGTTCTGCCGCCAGCGTTGAGTCAGGCTTTGACGCAAGGGGCTTGCAGCGAACAATAGGCGCTTTATGTGCAGACACTCACCCTGGTGCGTATAGCGGCCAAGATGCATACACTGGTCGATTGATCCCGCAGATTGTTGGTGCTATTGATTGCAGAATTGGCGCTCAACGCGCTCAAAATGCGCAAGCTGGTCACATGTTGCCCATCCCAATCCATGACCAAGCCACGCGCCATGCGGGCAAAAATGGTGACAAAACCATGGGAAAAGGTAATGGCCTTGGCATCGGCCAACCAGGCGACCCAATGAATACGTTGACCAAAGGGGATAGTCATGCCGTGGCATATAACATTTCCCCAGGCAAGGGTGAGTTAAAAGACGACATCCATGTCACTGATGCGCACATTTCTAAAACCATTGATGCTTCTGCCAGTAACCCTGCCATGCATCAAGGCGGCTCTGCAATTGTTCAAGCTATGGCCGTGCGTAGACTGACACCCACAGAGTGTGAGCGCCTGCAAGGTTTTCCTGACGGCTACACCAACATCCCATGGCGTAAAGCAGCTGAATCACCTGATGGTCCAAGGTATAAAGCGTTGGGCAATTCATGGGCCGTGCCTGTTGTGCGGTGGATTGGCGAGAGGATTGCGCGTGCAACTTAGACCCTATCAAGAGACAGCCGCTGACTTTCTCTTTGAGCATGACCGCGCCATGATCTTGGCGCCAGTGGGTGCGGGCAAAACCGCCATCACACTGACGGCCATGTGGGAGATGATCCGCGACGGGCACGTCAAGCGCTGGCTGGTGCTGGCGCCCAAGCGCGTCTGCACCGACGTGTGGCCAGTCGAGCGCCCCAAGTGGGCAGACCGAATTAGCATGGCTTTGTGCGTTGGCACACCTAAGCAGCGCTTAGACGCCCTCAAAAGCAACGCTCAAGTGGTTGTGACCAACTACGACAACTTGCAGTGGTTGGCCGAGCAGAAGCTGAATTTTGATGGCGTGGTGTTTGACGAACTAACACGGCTTAAGAATCCATCAGGCACACGCTTTAAAGCGTTTCTGAAAGTGGTCGACCCGATGGCCGTGCGCTGGGGTTTGACCGGCTCGTTCACCAGCAACGGCCTTGAAGACGTCTTTGGCCAGTGCAAGATCGTAGACCAGTCATTGCTGGGCCGCAGCAAAGGCGCGTTCATGCAGCAATATTTTGTGCTGATTAACAAAGAGTTTGGCGAATGGGCGCCCAGAGTGGGTTCGCTTGAGAAGGTAATGAACGTAATTAAGCCTGCCACATTTCTTTTGGAGGCAGGTGAGTATAAGGACAAGTTGCCGCCTTTGCATACGGTCGAGGTCAAATGCGACATGGATTTGACGCCTTACAACACACTAAAAAAAGACTTTGTACTAGACGGCATCACAGCTATTAACGCGGCGGTTGTCACGGGCAAGTTGCAACAACTGGCGTCAGGTTTTGTTTACGACACGACGACAACGCCATCCGAGTCGCCTGGCAAGTTTACGTCCACCCAGCGCCCGATTTGGTACAGCCTGCACAAGTTTGAAAGATTAGAGGAGTTACTAAATGAAAACCAACGCGCCAATACCATCATTGCTTACAACTACCAAGAAGAACTTGCCGAACTTAAGCGACGTTTTGGGCACTTACAGACCCTTGATGACGCCAATGCTATTGAGCGTTGGAACGCCGGCAAGATTCAACTATTGGCCGTGCATCCAAAATCAGCCGGTCACGGGCTTAACTTGCAACATGGGGGATGTCACATGGTCTTTTTGTCCCTGCCGTGGAGTCTTGAACTTTACGAGCAAACCATTGGACGTTTGCACCGATCAGGCCAGCAGCACCCCGTCTGGTGCTACGTCATGCTGACCAGCAAAACAATTGACGAAAGAATCTGGGCAGCTTTGCACGACAAACGCGCTATATCTGACATTGCAATGGAGGAACTGAAATGAGCGAGCAAGATTATCTGCGGTTGGTTGAGAAATTGGCCAACGAATTGGTCAAGGCGTTTAACAGCAGTCTTGACTACCACCAATGGGACAAGGCGCTAGACGCGCTTGAAGCCGTGCTAAAGGACAAGCCATGAGTTGGCCATTCCCACCATTTCCAAACCCCAAGGACAAGGGTAATAAAGTGCCCAAGTTTAACCCCGATAACTTTGAGGACGCACCATTATGATCCACACCGACGAAGATGACGAGTTTGACCGCATTGAGCGTGAGAAC